TAATACTGAGATTGCTGCTAACACAGCAAAGGTAACCAATGCAACACATACAGGCGATGTAACAGGGGCTACAGCCCTTACCATTGCAGTTGATGCGGTAGACATTGCAATGTTATCTGCAACTGGTGTAGCCTCTGCAAGTACTTTCCTCAGGGGAGATAATGCTTGGGCAGCAGCTGGTGGAGATAATACTCCAGCGTTCATGGCTTATTATTCAGGAGCAATCTCTATTGCTAACGCTACTACAACTGCTGCTATTCTTGACTCTGAATACTGGGATACAGATAGTGCTTATAATGTGAGTGATGGGAAATTTACAGTACCCGTTGGGGAAGCAGGTAAGTATATGTTTACTGGATCTGCTGAATATGCTGGCTTGACCATCCACGACAGTATTGCTATTCTTTTGCTTAAAAATGGTAGTGCTGTTAGCGGGTCTTGGCAGCAGTATGGGGCTAGTAGAGGCGGTGGTAATACACTCAGTGTTACCTATCCTTTAGATTTAGTAGAAGCAGACTATGTTCAGTTGGGGTTATATCAGAATTCCGGCGGTGCTAAAAATGCTGCCGCTAATACTACTTACCTAACTGGTAACAAAATGATAGGGGTATAACATGGTCACAGCAGAAGGATTAAACAAACTTGGGTTCAAATCACTTGTTGATTATGTTTTACAGGATGATGGTTCTGGCACATATGTTAAAGAATGGGATAGCGTATCACCACAACCCACTGAAGCGGAAATAGAAACTGCCCATAATGAATGGAAAGCGGAATACGACTCCCAAGAATATTCCCGTAATCGCCAAGCAGAATACCCATCAATAAACGAACTTATCGTAGCCCTATGGGAAAACGTAGTAGAGGAAAGAGCCTCTGCTGTGATTAGCTTGGAGGCTGATAGACAGGCTGTAAAGACAAAGTATCCTAAACCCTAATGGCTCTTATCCCTGTTGAGAATGTAGGCGAAACAGGAATTGTCAAGGACATAAACCCTTGGCAACTGCCCCCTAATGTCTGGTCAGATGGTAATAATGTAAGGGTAGAGCATGGAGCTATAGTAAAGTCTCCAGGCTATGCAGAAGTTTTAGCCACTTGTCCTGTTACCCCCTACCATATTATCCAGTTAAAATACGGTGCTGCCGTATATTGGGTAATAGCTAGTCTTGAAAAAATATACGTTCACAATGGAACTGTATGGACTAATATCACCAGACAAACCCTTGGCTCCGATGTAGATTATCACGCTACTGCTGATGAAGGTTGGACATCCACTGTTCTAGGCGGAGTTCTTGTCATGGCTAACGGATTGGACCAACCACAGTTTTGGGCGTTGGTTAATGGTGTTCCTCCCGTTACCCTTGGTGTGCCTACAACCAAGATGGACAATCTAACCGCTTGGGCCGCTGGTGCTGGTGCAACCCATTATCCAGTATCTGTAAGAGCATTTCGGTCTTTCTTGATTGCCCTTAATTTGACGGAAGCTGGAACCCCCATACCCCAGAAAGTGAAGTGGTCAACAGAGGCGGGAACGCAAGCTGTTCCGGCCTCATGGGATGAGTCAAGCGCTATAGTAGATGCTGGTGAATACGAATTAGCTGATACAAAAGGGGCTATATTAGACGGCCTTCCGCTTGGCGACACCTTTATGATTTACAAGGATGATTCCATCTATAGTATGACCTATGTTGGAACTCCATTTATATTTGCTTTTAGACAGCTATCCCCCTCAGTCGGCGCACTTGCAAAGAACTGCGTAGCTGAATACGATGGCGGTCATTTCTTTCTCGGTAATGGTGACGTATATATAAACGATGGTCAGAGAATAAAATCTATTCTACCCCATAAGATAAGAGATTATATATTTGGGGTAATTGATGGTGCCAATTTTGAACGATCTTTTGTTGTTGCTGACTATGGTAATACTGAGATGTGGGCTTGTTTTCCCACCCCAGAAAGTTCGACCAATCAATGCGATAAAGCCGTTGTTTGGAACTGGACTAATAATGCGTTTACTATTAGAGATATACCAGACTTAGCTCATATTGGATATGGTACTGTAGATGATCCGAATGCGTTTACAACGTGGGCGGCAGCAGTCCCCACATGGTCTAGTGCCCTAGGAACTTGGACACAAACATGGTCCCAATCTGAGAATGTACTGGTTATGGCTTCCCCAACAGATACAAAACTTTACAGGAATGCGTCTGGGAATAGGGAAGATGACACAGATATGACATCATTTATAGCTAGAACCGGCATGGCTATAACAGCACAACAACAGAACGATCAGTCTACAGTGAAGCGTATAAAAGCTATCTGGCCCAAGATGGAAGTATCTGGTTCTGGCAATACAGTAAATGTCTATGTTGGAACCCAGAACTCTACGGAAGAGGCAGTCTCTTGGTCCTCCGCTGTTGCGTTTAATCCAGATACTCAATCGAAGGTATCGGTCAGGAAAAGCGGAAAACTATATGGGGTTAAGTTTGAGTCTACTGGAGACTTCAACTGGAGACTAGATGGTTATGAGATAGAGCTAGATGATGCCGGAAGGCGAGGCTCCAGGATGTCAACATAATGCCAACCTATTCTGATAGAGTTGTAAAGTCTGTAACGCATTATCAACCCGGACCACTTCCTTTAGATAATGAGGACTTGGGTGTATACGTTGTTGATGAACTTAAAAGACTCGGAAACATACTATTTAATCAGGCAACATTCAGGCTTGAGAGAACGCATCACGTGCCAGATAAACCCAGAGAGGGTGACATGAGATACTTTGACGGAACTAACGCAGACCCATTAGGAACCGGAGATGAAGGTATCTATTACTTTAAGAAAGGTTCACCCGGCGCATGGATATTTCTAGGTTGAAGGCTCAGATCGTACAGCCAGAAGATGTTGCATATATCTGGGACAAGGTTGCACCCCTCCTTGAAAGGGTAAAGGAACATAGCGAGGGTGAGGCAGAACCTGATGACTTTCTAGAGGCTTTAACTCACGGAGATATGCAACTATGGATAGTTACAGAGGATAAAGAAATAATAGTGGCGCTAGTGACTCAGGTTGTAGCCTACCCCCAGAAAAAGATACTGAGGCTTATATCTCTGGCTGGTGAGGACTTTAATAAGTTCAAGCACTTCCTAGATATGGTCCAGTCATTTGCAATAAAAACAGGGTGCACAGGCCTTGAGCTATGGGGCAGAAAAGGCTGGAAGAAACTTCTCCCTGATTGGGAATCTAATTACATAGTCTACTCTAAAGACTTAAAACATAGGATGCAATAATGGCAAGAGACGGTCTATCACCAAGAGAACAAAGGGAACAGGAAGAGGCACAGAAGCTATATAATAAACAAAAAGCTGCTGGCTGGAAAACTGTAAGAACAGAGGGAGGTGGTTCAAAGTGGGTGCCACCCGCAAAGCCCAAGCCTAAACCCAAGCCTAAGCCCAAACCTAAGCCAAAGGTTAAGGCTAAGGTTAAGCCTAAGACTACTACCAAGGCTAAGACCACTACCAAAGCTAAGACTACTACCAAGACGACAGTAGGCGGGGAGTATACTGATCAAGAGTATAAGGATTATGTAAATAAATACCCGGATTTAGTTGCGGCTAAACCAGCCGGAATGAGTGATGCTGCTTGGGGGAAACAACATTACACAAAACATGGTCATAAGGAAAACAGATTAACTCCGACAAGAGCAAAGACATCTGATTGGTGGGAGAGAACCCATCAAGGTCCGGGAACAGCATCTGGTGTTGAATTGGAGGGTTTGACAAAATACTCTAATGACCAATATTTAAACTATGTTCTAGCTAACCCTGACCTAAGAGAACTCTCTGAAGCCCTTGGGCTAACCCAATCTGAAACCATAAAAATGGGTAAACAGCATTGGGGCACCTTTGGCACTGATGTTGGCGGTACGGCGGAAAACAGGGCTATTGGAATATTAAAAGCCGCAGATCATATAAAAGATAACTCTGATTTTAGTGCTGGCAGTCAAGCTGCTTCAGAGGCATACATACAAAAGATTACACAGAATGCTCCCGGTTCTACTATGTGGGATTCTAGAACTAATATCAGCCCAGATTGGAACTTAAACCAGTTTACTGGCACTGGCTGGAATATGGCTGCTGATCAACCGTATCAAACAGGCATCCTAGATAACACAATATCTGTTAATGAAGATATAGGCCAGCTTGTACCCACAACTGCTGGGGACCCGTTGTTTTTACAGGATAGATATGTAGACGAATCAATAGCTAATGACTTTCCGGTTGGGTGGACTACAGCAGATAATACATGGTCGGCAGATGCTCCACAACAACTAGGTAATTACTGGGATGTGCTTACAAATGCTGTTAGAGAAGACGGTATTTTGAGAAGGGTAGACCCTTATGATCCTAATACAGCGGTAGGCCCATCTGTTTCTCCCGGACCAAGAGGTGGTGGAAATGTGCGCGATGGTAATGACGGGGGCGGTGACGGTGGCGGAAATAGAGTTGAATCAGGTGCAGCAGGGGCTACGGACTTGTTAGCTTATAGACCGTGGACAAAGAACTACTGGAATGAATATATTCCCCAAGAGTCTCAGGGATTATTATATATGAACAAACCCCAAAGAGATTATGGGCTTGCTTATCTCCCCGGCGAACACCGTGATCCTGTTAATTGGGCCGCTGGTGCTGGAGGAGGTGGTACAGGCCATATACCCGGTGGTGGTTGGAGATTCTCCGACAAAACATATACAACTCAAACTGGACCAAGGGCTGGAAAACCAGCGCCATGGAGATTCACATCTGGGGACGCACAAGCATCGAATATATATAACAACCCTTGGAATGCAACAAGCATGAACTTAACCCCAGCGCAGGGTACTGCATGGCAGTCTCTTTTCGGCAGTCTAGGTAATACTCCCGCAATAGACACTACAACTGCAACGCTTTTAGGAGTTTAATATGAGTGGCGGAATAACAACAGGCATCACTAAAGAAGGCCCTTGGGAACCACAAAAAGAGTATCTCCAAAGAGGTATGGCGAGGGCAGAATCTCAGTATCAGGGTGGCCCAGCCCCTTACTTCCCCGGTAAAACTCTAGCGGATTTTGATCCAGCCCAACAGGCGGCACAAGCTGCTACTCTTGGCTACGCGCAGGGACCACGACCAGCAGCCCAACAGGCTATGGCTGAACAGCAGATGGGCAGAACCTATGACTGGGCGGCTAAAATGCCAGAGATGGCGCAGCAGGGGATGGCAGCTGCGGGCCCAACTATGCAGGATATGTTATCTGGGAGGGTTGATACTGGTGCTGGAACTCCTTATGGGGATATGGCAGACGCATATAAGCAACAGGTTGAAAGCCAGCTTACCGGCACTAGCGGCACGCTTGCTAACATAAGGAGCGGTCTTGTTAATTATGGTCAAGCTGGTGGTAGTACCCGTGGAGATATATTACAGCAAGAAGCCATAGTAGATGCTGTGAATAAGGGCTTGTCAATGCCTCTATCCCAAATGTACGGGCAGGCTTATCAACAGGCTCAAGCTGGTAGACTTCCTGCTGCTCAAGCTATACAGCAAGGGTATGGGAATATAGGTAGCGCTTACGGTCAAGGCGCTCAGACTGGTCTAGCAGGGATGCAACAGTACCCCAGCATAATGGCAGCCCCAATGTCAATGTATGGCGCTATGGGCGATGTAGGGGCTCAGAGAAGGGCTATGGCTCAAGAGTCCATTAATCAGGCTATGCAGAAATACGATTACGGTGCAACAGCAGGCCAGACGGCGTTACAGAACTACATGGCTGGTATATCTGGTGAGTATGGTGGGACGCAAGCAGCAAGACCAAGCG